CTCTCCCGAGGCGGATTTTAGATTATGCGATTATACAAGCGGGGGCAACGCCGAGACCGATGTGCGCGTTGTAGCTGCCCAACGCTCCCGAGGTATTCACATGGCGCTCGCTGTACGCGCCCCCAGGGGTAGGGGAACGGAGCCAACAGTCACGCGCCGAGCCCGCCGCGTCGTATTTGATACGCTCGGTATCGGTAAAGCCCTCGTAAAACTCCAACAGCTCGCCGTCTTTGTAGGTCGCGCTGTCCCAGGTGCCGTAAATTTCGGGGCGGGATAGCAAGAAAAATTTATCTTGCAGCTCGTAAACCTGGTTAATAACAAACTCGGTACCGTCGAGGCTGTTTACCTCGGCAATAGAGTTCGTGCGGCAAGGCACGATTGCAGGCTGTACCGCTGCCAAAAAGTCCGGAGGCAAGCCGCGCATAAATCCGCTGTAGCTCGTATTCCAATAGGGCGGGCGGTCAAAGATATTTGACGGAGCCCAAACTGCGCCCGCTGCTGCGTCGCTGTTAAGCCATTGACGAGCCGCGCTCTGTGCGTAGTTATTGGAGCCGTAGCGTATGCGGTGAGTGTGGTTTACATTTTCGGTCTTGCCGTCAGCGGTGCCGAGGCTTGTACCGTCTGCCGCCTCTGTAACAGCTACGCTCTCAATAGCTGCCGTAGCTGCATTGCTTGCGTATGTGCTGATTTTGGTTACTGTGCTTTGTGTGTTATAAGCCCAGGGGAACATAATTACGCCGCCTGCGGGTACGGGCTTTGCGAGAGTAAACGAAAGCGTTTTGCCGCCGCCGTATGTAGTGTCGTAGCCTGCAAGCAAGGTAAAATTATAGGTGCCTGCGAGTAATTCCTCCGCTGCGTAATAAAGAGCCTCGGGAGCGTCAAAAACGAGGGTTTTATAGGTACCGCTCGCGGAGCCGTAAACATATTTAGCCTCGAGAGTCATTGTGTACTCGAGCTTGTCGTTTGCCGCTGCGTGGTGGTTATGCCCTCTCACAACCCAGGTAATAACCGCTCCCGTAACGGAGTCCTCTGTAGTAAACTCATAACCAACGGGAAAGAGCTTTTCTCCGAGTCCGAGGCGGACGGCGTTTTTAATATCCTCCCAGGTATTAACCGCTGCGAGCGTGTCAATATGTACGGAGGTTTCTACGCCCTCTTTATCGGTTACGGTAACAGTTGCTCCCGTCGCCGTCTGTACCGCCTTAATATTGACATTGCCCGCCTTTTGTGCGGCAGCGTTTGCCGCTGTAGCTGCGTCGTTTGCCGCTTTGGTCGCGGTACCCGCTGTCGTGGTAGCCTTGTCCGCATTGCCTGCGGCGGTATTGGCTGCGGCTGCTGCATTGCCTGCGGCAGCTACGGAGCCGTCAACCTTACCGAGAGCGTCCACAAGAGCGTTAAACTCGTCGGAGCTTGCGGGTGCGTCTTTATCAAAAGCCGCCCGCTCCACATCGATATAGAAAATTTGCGAGCTCAAGAGAGCCTCGCCCTTATAAAGTCCGATTTCGGCAACCGCCACACCTGCGGCTGCGAGTGCCTGCGGTGTCAGCTCGACAACGATAACGCCGTTTTCTACGGTTGCGTCATTGAGTACGGTATGCCCGTCAGCTTTGGTAAGCTGCAAGCGGGGCGTTACGCCGTCCTCGATAGCGTAAGCCTGCCCGCAGTTAAGCGGTGCAATTTCGAGAAAACGGGTGTTTTTGTCGTTCTGCTTTGCAAATACCGTAATAGGGTGCGTATCTCTGCCAAAATCGAGAGAAAGTTTTTGCCTAATTTCCATAGGTAAGCCTCCTTATACTGTGGTTAATGTAACGCTTTTCCAAGCGTACCATTTATTATCGTATCGGGTGCGAACATACACGGCGGAGTTATCGTATGCGGTGTACCGCTGCATAATATACCCGCTCGGGTTAGCTATAACCTCCAAAAAGCCCGCAATAGCTTTCGGGTAGTGCTTTTCCGTAGTCGCGTTAGCGTTTAACGCCTGGGTGTATATGCCGCCCGCCACGAGGTTATTTAAGTCCTCTGTACCGTCGAGAGCCGCCACGAGTCCGAGCACATTAAAACCGTTCATCATAACCGAGCCGTCAACATCAAGAGCCGCCGCAGGCTCGCGCTTATTTATGCCTACCTTTTTACGGCGGAGCGCAAGTAGCGGCGTGCCCTGCGGTACCGTTATTGTAACGGTGTCCGAGGTCAGCTTGTCGGTAACGAGGAATTGCACATAATAGGAGTAGTCAGCGTCCAGGCTTAACCACTCGTCGGACTCAAAATTAAAGCCGTTATTGTCGTATTCTGTGGAGCTTGTAATATCCTTGTAGCTGTTATACGCGCTGTCGCTCGTCTTGCGGTAGCGGTAGTACAGATAGCGCAAGCTGTTTTTGTTTACGCCGTCAATGGTTACGGGCGTAATGTCGCCGCCGATTGTTACCTGGGTTGTGTCCTCAACCTCATTTACACGGCGCATAGTGTACTCGGTAATATTGATACCCTCATACTCGAGGACGGTAATATTAACCGTTACCGCTGTCGTGTAGCCTCGAGAGTCGATAGCCGTAACGATAACGGGGACGGTACCTTTATCGGGTAAGGTGCCTACCGTTATTGTGGTAGTGGTACCCGAGGCGGTTTTGGAGCCCGCCACAACAGAATAGCTCGAAATTGTCGCGCCGTTCTTTGCTGTAGCTGCCGTCAAAGTCAGCTTTAGCGTTGAGATATTCTGTATTAAAATTTGATTGTTACCCGTAACGCCTACGGCTGTTGCGTTGGAGTCCTCAAAGGTAAACGCCGTAAATGTCGGCGCAGAGTTCGCGGAGGTCGTCTGCACCGTCGCCGTTTTCGACGAGGCGGTACCTATTTGCGTTGTGCCGCTATAGGTTGTCAGCGTAAAGGTGCCCGTAAAGTTCTTTAGAGCCGACATAGCCGCAAGCACCGTATTGCGTTGCGCTGCGGTAAGCGTTATAGTGTTCGAGCCGTTGGATAAGCTCAAGCCCGTTATAGTTAAAACGGTTGTAGAGTCGTTTTTAATAACGAGCGTGTGCGTGTAGCTCGTATTGTATACCGTTACCGACATTGTTATTTTTGCCGTAGCTGCGTCGGCGGTAAAGGTACTCACGGAGGATATAACCGAGCCGCCAAGCGTTTTTACGGAGGTTTTACTCGAGTAGCCGTCTACATCATTTGTCTTTTTTCTCGCGCATACTTGTATGCTGTACGAGGTGTTAGGCGTAAGCCCCGTTATTGTGTATTCTTTAGAGGTGCCGTCCGTAGAGTTAAACTCCACCCAAGAGGAGCCGCCGTTTGTTGAATACCACCAACGATTAGCGGTAGTCGAGGCTGTAACCGTAATTTTTACGCTTGAGGCTGTTATATTAGAGGTTGCAAGAGTAACCGTAGGAGCTGTGCGGTCAATATTTGTAAGAGTCATACTGCCGCCGTACTCTTGCGCGGTGGAGTAGTATACTCTCGTCGAAAATCCTACCGTAATACTCTTTTTGCCGTCCGAGCCGTGAGCAACGGTAATAGTGCCGCTCGTTGAGCCTTTAGCTGCGGGAAATACTTTTGAGTCCCAAGAAGTCGCGCCTTTGCTATAAACGACGGTACCGTTAATTGTTACGGTAGTCGGGGCGGTGGAGTAGTAGTTTACCGAGCCGCCCAAGCATTGCAGCGTCCAGGTAAGCGTAGAGGTGTTAGCCTTTACATTTACAGACTCGGTAATAGTGAGCTGTAAGTATCTGCCCTCATAAGAATTACTCTTAAATGTTGCCATAGTGTCGCCTCCTTAATCGAGCAGTACAATATCAAGCCCCGCGCTCTGCGGTACAAACTTGCCTTTGCCTACTGTCAGCTCGTCCGTTACCTCGGTTTTGCGTAAAGTAGTAAGGTCTTTGTTTACGGTAAGGACTACCGCTCCCGCGTGCTTAACTGCAAATTGCGTATGGTCTATAATGGTTTCTGTGGAGCTCTCGGAGTTCGTAATGTTAATGCCTCGGCGGTCTATCTTTACATTTTCGGTATAGATTTCGTTAGGCGCGGGAGTCCAATTTTGCTTTTGGCTGCCCTCCGCTAACATAAAGTCCGCCACATACAAATAATAGCCCGTAGTACCCGCTGTAAGTGTTACGGTGTTACCCGCTGCCGTAAAGGTTAAAGAATACTCCTCCCAGGTGTTATTTATTGCCTGCTCGTCAAAAATAAAGGTATCGTTACCGCCGTTATTGATAAGCACATAGCAGCGGTTAGCGGTGCCTCTTTTTGCCTTAAAGGTCAGCGTATACTCTTTGCCCTGCAAAACGGTTATTTCTTGCGATAGGGTACCGACGCGCAAGCGAAACATAGAGCCCGAGGCGGTATTGTTTACCGCGTCTGCCGTCTGTTGCGCTACAACCGAGCCCGTATAGCTCCAATCGTCCGAAACGCCATTTAAGCCGCTCGAGTTTCTAATATTGTTTATACCGCCCGTTGTTTTGGTGGTATAAGAGAGCGTCAAGCTGTCTATTTTCTGCTCGAGGGTTGATATGGTCGTTTCGAGGGTTTCTATATCACCGTAAAAAACGGTTTCAATGCCTTTAATAACGCTCAATAGGTGCTCGTCGGCTGCGATAAACGCCTGCTCGACGCTCGAGGTAGCTACGCCGATTTCGTTTGTAACCGCCGTTTTGTACTCTTGAGAGATAGAGGAGGCTTGCACCGAGTCCGCCTGCAAGAGGGCACCGTTAAGAATACCCGCGTTAATAAAGTCGGCGACTATTGCGCCGTCCATTGTCATAGCGAGCGCGTACTCGCCATTGTAGCCCGTAGAGGAGTAACCCAAGCCGCCGCTATTCCACCGCCACACATTAACAGCCTCCTCGAGGGTAGGCGCGTCAAGTATGAGGATTTCTTGCGGCTTTTCCGCAGGGTTGAGGACGACATAGCCGCCCGAGTGTCCCGTAATAAGGCTCGTAGCGTTTGCTATTGCCTTTTTGAGCTGCTCTGTAGCTGCTGCCTGCCCTTTTTGTACAGAGGTCTTAATTTCCTCTATAGCCGCCTGCTGCTTGTTTACGGTGTCCGCAAACGAGCTTTTAGCGTCGCCGAGCTCGACGCTATCGTATTTCTCCTCGAGGGTGTTATAGGTTGTCTTTATAACCTTTGCGCGAGCCGTTACGCCGAGCTTTGAAAATCGGACGGCTACGGTATCGCACATCATAACCCGCTCAAGAGGTGCTATGTTTTTATATTCCTCGGTCTGCCATAGCTGAATAAAAGAAACGGTAATATTAACTTTTGGCACGCCGAGCTCCGCTGCCGCAGCGTATGCGGTAGCTTTGGCTCGTAAAGCCTCCTCGGTAACTGCCTCTCCCTCTCCGAAACGGTCTGTAAAATCCATAATATAGGCTTTACTGTGTCCGATATTTTCGGCGTTGTTAAGAGGCAGCACCTTTTCCGAGAGGTAAACATATACCTCTATTTTCTCGTCGCCCTCTCCGTCCTGGGAGTAGCGAGCATACGGCATAAGGTGCGTATAGCAATCGGCTATATTTGCCTCTTGCTTGAGGTCTTTTAAGTTTTTACCGTACTCGATACTTACGCCTCTATCGGAGCCGCGGTGCTTATGGAGCTTGACTACGAAATTATCAAACTCAAACTCGCCGCCCCACACATCAAGCACCGAGCCCGCCTGCCCGCCCAGGATAGCGCGGACGGAGCAAGGCGTTAAAATGGTCGAGCTGTTGAGGGTAGAAATATCGCTTATAGCAGTAAACGCGGACGGCAAGCCCGCGTCCTGGATAGCTCGAGTAATAGCCGCTTGCGGCGTTACATTTTTAACAGAAAAACCGAGAGTCGGTATGCCGTTAAGGTCATAGCTGATATGCTCCGCTGAATATGTAACAATACCTTTAAGAGGCTTGCTCGATTTGTAAATACGGAATAGCTGCGGCTCGCTCGTGTCGTTGGCTTTCGCCTTGATAATGCAGCCCTCCGTAATTTGGTCGTACCATTGTCCCGTAATAGGGTACTGTAAAGAGCACTCATAGGAGCCGTTACGCTCCTCGGTTACGGTACACTTTGTAGCGTCTTTCAAAAAGCCGATACCGTTATGCGTAAAGGTGCTCTCGTTCTTTGCGTATAAAATTGGTATCATAAGCAGCACCACCTCGGGACGATTTCGAGCTGCGTAACATCACCAACCCAGGAAATAGCATTGCTGCCAGGTAGCAGCGTAGGGAAAGCCGCTCCCGACATTTTGTTATTTTGGGGCTGTATGCCCTTATAAGCGTTCATAATGTCGGAGTCCACCTCGATATACTCGTCAATATCCGTAAAGGTAAACGAGTCATTGTTTACGGTTAAAGTAACCGTCCCGCTGCCCGTGATTTTGATATACGGCGCGGACGGGTAAAACTCTGCATTGTAGAGGGTGCCTGCCGCCGTGAATACGACGGGCTGCTGTCCCTCGAAAGAATACTTAAACGGCTTACAGTTAAAAGAGAGCTTTACCTCGCCGAGGTCGCGGAGCTCTTGCTCTATGTCTACCTCGTCGGAGTAGGAGCCCAGGCGAAAATACTTTTTATCGTAGCTATCCCACAAACGGAAATAGCCCTGCTCCGCCAGGAGCCAACCTTTAATTTGGTGTGTAAGTTCGACAAATTCCCGCTCGGTATTGTTGAGCAATACGCAGTTATACGGGATTTTGATATTTTTATAGCGTCCGTTGTCTGTGATAAGGTCGCCGCTGCGCCCTGGCACGCTCGTATATGTTACGTCCCTCGCCGCTCCCTTGTAAGAGCTTTTCTCCGAAATGAGCAAAGCATACTCGAGGGAGCTATGCTCACGAAACATTAAAAACGGTAATTTTTCCATTACGCAAATACAACTCCCTTTCGTCTTATTTTCTCCTCTATAAGCTCGAGCAGCAGCTCAACAAAAGAGTTTACGTCGTCGGGGTTTTCAGCCTTGAGGCTGTCAATGTAAATTGACTTTTCGCCGAACTCGATTTTTATTACATACTTGCCCTCGGCGTTGTCTGCGCTCTTTTCTGCTTTTTGGAGGTTGGTATAATCTTTGTTTTCGCTTGCGGTCAGCACGCGCTCGCCTTTGTGAAGTAGTGCGGGGTATTCGTCATACGGCACGTATTCCATACCGATACGGAGGCGGGATATTTCCTTTATGTTTACCCCTTTGCCGCCGATACCTGGCACCCAGTCGGGTATTTTGAGCTTGTTAAGTCCTCGAATAAAGACGTTAAGCCCGTCAATAATCCAGTTTATAGGCACCTTAAAGGCGTTTTTGATACCCTCAAATATGTTAGAGAATATCTTTACTACCGCGTCCCAGGCTCCGCGCCAGTTACCCGTAAAAACGTTCTTTACAAAGTCGATAATACCCGAGAAAACGTTTTTAATATTGCCTACTACTTTTCCGATACCCTCAAATGCGCCCTTAAATACCGTATTCAATACGTCCGCCACAACCCCGAGCGCCGCTTTAAGCGGTGTAAGAGCCTTACTTATAAGCCCCGTAAAAAGGCTGATAAGCGGCGGGAGAATAAGGTTAAGCAAGTCGAGCAAAGGCTCGAGGAGCGTAAACAAAAGCTCAAGTATCGGTTTGAGAATAGGAGCTATAAGCTCTATAAGGCTTATAATTACGGGCAATACCGCCTCGAGCAGACTTGTTAATATAGGCATAAGCTGGTTAAGTAAGTCCGTGAGTATCGGCAATATCATTTCCACGATTTCCAAAATAGGCGGTATAATCGTTTCAATTAACGTAGTGATTACGGGCAATATTGCCTCGATAATCTGCACTAAAAGCGGCATAACCGTATTTATGAGGTTAATTAAAACGGGTAGGATTGCCTGGATTATTTGCAAAATCGGAGGGAGCAATAGCTGTATAAGCTCAATTATTACAGGGAGCACCGCTTGTATAATCTCAATCAGAGGCGGCAAGAGCGCTTGTAATAGCTGAATAATAACGGGTAACACCGTGTTAAGAATTTCCGTTATTAAAGGCATAAGCCCCTCTATGAGCTGTACGACAATAGGCAAAATCTGTTGTACTATTTGAATTAAAAACGGCACGAGCTGCTGTATGAGATTGATTATCACGGGCAGAATAGCCGTAATAATAGACTCAATCGGCGGCAGCAGCGAGCTTATTAAGTCCATAAGCACGGGGAATAGGGTTTGTATCAATTCAAACAGCGGGGGTAAAAGTCGCTCGAATACACTTGATATTACGGGTACTAATTTACCAAACAAGGCTTGTATTTTTGGTAAACCCGCTATTATCATATCGGCAATTTGTTGTATAAGCGGAATAGCAGCCGCCCCTATTCTGTTTAACAATCCTCCGAAAGCGTCCTTAACATTTGCAATCGTATCACCGAGTACAACACCCGCTTTTACGGTGTCCTCCGACATAACAATGCCGAGGTCGTCTGCCTCTTTTTTCAAAGCCGCCATACCGTCCGAGCCCGCGTTGAGCAGCGGGAGCATTTCTGTATAGCTTTTTCCGAGCAAGTCGTTCCCGAGGGCGTTACGCTCTGCTCCTTGTTCCATATCCGCAAGCGCGGCGGTAATAGTGTTAAACTTCTCCTCGGTAGACATTTTATTTAAGTCGTCAAGGGATAATCCGAGTCTTGATAATGAGGTGCTCGCGGTTTTTGAGCCGTTATTTGCGTCGTCTATCACGTCCGACATTTTCTTAATTCCGTTTTTGAATGAGTCTATGCTAACGCCGCTTTGGTCGGCGGCGTGTTTCCAACGTTGCAGCTCCTCTCGGTTTATGCCCGTTCTTTCCGACAACTTGTCGATATAGTCCGCTTGTTCAGCTGTGCTTGTCGCTATTTTGTAAGCAGCGCCGCCTATTGCCGTAGCACCTGCAACAACTGCGGTGCCTACGGCAGCCGCGCCTTTTGCGATAGACGAAAACGCGGAGCCCACCTTTGAGCTGCTTTTTTCTGCCTTTTCGGTGGTGCTGTCTATGCTTTTATCGGCGTTTGTATTGTCGATAAGGATTTCTCCGAAAACCGAAAAAATACTTGCCATAGGTTAGCCTCCTTTCCGTCTGTCAGCCTCGATTATCGGTGCAAACTCCGCCGTTATGTCGTCCGCTGACTTTTTCTTTTTCGGTGCGGGCGGCGGCACTTCCGAAAACGTTTGATTTATAAACGTTTCGTAGTCCATAGCCTCCGAGCCTTGCAGCTTTGCAAGGGCATAATTTGCAAGCCATAGGGGGAAAAGCCTTTTTTCCTGTTCGGCTTTTTCGAGCCGTTTTTCCTCCTCGGTTGCAAAAGAAAGCAGCCCACCGAGAGCCGCAAGCGGTAGACTCTCGATAAGCTGCCAGTCATAATATTTGTGTAAGAGTGTTAGGTTTCTTGCCCTGCTTTTTTCCGCAAGGCACGCTTGAAAAAACTTCTCACGCCCTCGTCATTGACGAGCTCGTTAATGACCTCCGCTGCGTCGAGTTTCTGTGCCTCTGCGACGCTGATACCCTTATATGCAGCTACAAGCGGCGGGAGGTCGTCGGCAATCTTGCCGAGCTGCGGTGTAATTTCCGCGAGCACCTCGCAAGCAAGTACGCCGACCTTTTCTTTTGAAAGTTTCTTGAGAGCGTCTTTTGCGTCCTCTGCGTCTTTCGGCTCCTCGAAAATATCAAGGTTTTTCAGCATAGGGATAATAGGCTTAATATCGAGCTTTCCTACGATTTTAAGCATAATAGGCATAGTTCCGATTGTAAGCATTGTTTGGCTCCTCCTTAAATTCGATTATTACTTGCTTACGGCTTTTCCTGTGCCGTCTGCGGCTTGAGTCTGCGTTGTCTTTTCGCTCATATCGGGAGCTTGTGCAATCTCCGTAACCGCCCACAAGTCGCCGTCGAGGTCGCTATGCTTGTAGTGCGCCAAAAACTCGAGCGCGAGCTCGCCCTCCGCTTTTTGCACCGCCTTAACATTAAAGCCCGTTTCGTGCATAGCGTTGTAAATCGCGATTTTTTTATACTTGCCGCCGATTGTTTTGGCGAACATAGTAACGTTTTTAAGGTACTTATCCGCTCCGATAACGCCCGTAGGTGGGTTTTTAATGGTCTTTCCGTCGTCCGCCGCAATCGTGCAAGTTGGAATTGCAAGCGCGAGGTTTTCCTGGCTCATACAAAGGGTAGTTACCTTGAGGGACGCGCCCTGCTCCTCGATAACCTGGGTGCCCGTTGTCTTTCCGTGTCGTCCGTCAAATTCAATATCGCGGACGGTAACGGTCGCGGCAAACTCTCCGCCGCCCCTGGTGGGAGCGAGCAGCCGCTCGTCGGTTTCCCCGTAATTGAGGAAAATAACGCCCTCGTCGATTTGGATTGACTCAATCTGCTTTGTAGTAAGATTGGTAATCATATCTTTATTGCCTCCTAATTGTAAAAAGTTCGAGCCGACATAGATAAACGCCTATGCGCTATATCGTATTCGCTGTCGGCAATAGCGTTTTGATTGTCAAAGCCGATATGCGCGGCGAAAACGCCGCTTTCGGCAATTACGGCACCCGTAAGCTCATTACGGAGTGTGTCGCATAAGCTCTCGAGCTGCTCGGTCGCGGTCGGCTGTTTCTCGTCTACCCATATATCGAGATAGAAAGAGGCAAGGTCGCCCGCGGCGAGGTCAATAATATTAACTCCGTTAATGACCGCATACGGAAATACTGCGTCTTTCGACGGTGCCTCCTCGTAATAGGTCGTGAGGATTTTATTAACCCGCTCCCGTAGAGCTTTAATAAGCGCCGTTGTATTTGCTGCCATAGGCAACGCCTCCTCTCTGCGTCAATCGTCCGCAACCAGGGCTTGACATATAAGCTCGAGGCACTCGTTTTTTACGGGATATGTGCGGATAACGCGGTACATTGTCCCGTCATACTCAAAGTGTCCCTCTCGCGCATAGTCGCAAGCCTTAATTTCTACGCAAAGCTCTGGGCGGTAGCCCTGGGCTTGTGCCTGGTAAAATTCGTTTCGCTTAACGCCCTTTTCATTGCAGAAAACCTCTTTTTTCTCGAAAGTCTTAAAAGGTTTTCCGAGAGAGTCGAGCGTTTCTTTTTCCGAGCACAAATACCCGATTTCTCGCCATAACATAACTACGCCTCCTCGGTATATTCACTCGAAAGCATTAAATGCCGCTTGAGCATACCGTAGCTCTCGCGGTACTTGTCGCCGTCTGCGTTATCGAGTCCAAACTCCGCTTTGACATAAACGACGATAGCCCGCTTTATAAGAGCGTCGCTTTCGTCGTTTACTCTCTTTTCGGAGATACCGCCTAATAGGAGGTCGGCTCTTGCCGCTCCTATTAGGTCGGTAATTTCTGCGTCAAAACGTGTATGGTTAATGCGTAGATACTGGCGAATACCCGCTACATACTGCATTGAAATATCCGCCATTGTTCAGCCCTCCGTTAAGCCGTAGCCTTTACGATTTTAACGAAAGCCTCGGTCGCCTGTACTTTGCCGTCGAACATAGCGCAGCCGAGGAAGTCGTAGGCGTTTTCGCGGGTTACAAACTGCGAGGTAATCGTAACGTCCTCGGGCATATTGCCGAGGTAGCCTCTGTAAAGGTTTCCGAGGATAGCCTCGTGCGCGGTCATACGGTCGTCGAAGTTTACGGGGTAGCCCATAACGCGGTAAACGCCGTTGTCCTCGGTAACGATATTGTCCTTTGAGTTGTTCATAAGCGGGTGGAAGTCGGTAAAGAAAGTCGATTTCGACATAAGCCACTCCGCACCGTTATCATAACCGCCGTTAAGCAGCGCAACGGCGCCCTGCACGTTTGCGGCGGAAAGAGAGGCGGTTTTTCCAACCGTTACGGAGTTTGTAGCGCCCCAGGTAATGGCGTTGATACCCTGCGCCTCGTTGGTACCCGTGCCGAAAATAATCAGCTTACCGATTTTCTCGGCAATCTTACGGGCAATCTTATTAACGAGCCAGGACTCGAAAGCGTCAATCGCCATTTTTTCAACGGACTTTGAAATAGTAACGAGCTTTGTAACCTCGTAGGCAGAAAGCGTAACGCTCGAGAGAGTGTCGCCGTCTGCGGTAATGGTTGCGCCCTCGGTATGCACCGCCGCGTCTGCGGTAGTTCCCTCTGCGGGCACCTTTACGCCGCCAGGGACGCGCAAAAGGTCGATTTTGTCGAGCAGCGGGCAATACTGGTTGACCTTTTCAATGATTTTATTCTGCGTCACGGTCGGAATAACCGCTCCCGCGGAGGAGGTACCAGTAGTGAGTGCTCGCTGTTCGTTTTCGGTAAGGTCAAGCCCTCTAACGTGCTTGAGCCAGGCGGAGCGATACTCCTTGTCCTGGTCGAAATTGTCCGCAGAGCGATTGTTGATAGGGTTAGGCACTTCATTTACAGGAACGGTGCCCGCGCCGATACCCTCGATAACCGCTTTTCTCTTTTCGAGGTTGGTATATTCCTCGTCAAGCTCGCGGAGCTCCTTTTCGATAGCGTCGAGGTCTGCTTTTGTGTCGGTTTCCAGTACGCCGCGCAGTTCTACCTTGCGGCTGCGGATTTCTGCCATTCTTTTAATAAGTTCTTTCATAGTGATTTACTCCTTTTTGATTTTTAACAGTAGGTTTTTGCTGTCAGCATTTGACGGCGGCGGCGCTGCTCCTGCTCCTTAAACTCTTTCTCGTGCTCCGCGGAGAAAAAGTCCCTTGCCGTAGTAATGCTCGTTTCGTTGTATGCGGCAAAATCCACCGCCGAAACGTCGTACAGCTTTTTAATTTTAGTTATCGTCCGAGTGTGTGTTTCGCGGTCATAGCTGCACTCACGCACAACGAACGAAAAACTCATTTTGTCAACGCGGCGTTTTTGAATATCTCGGTGTAAATTGCGGTGCCGCTCGTCCTCTTTGTCGAGGAAAGCCGCAATATCGAGCCCTCGCTCCGTGATGTTGTAAGTGAGGGAATTATTACGGGTGCGGGCGTATACGGTAGAGTCGTTCTGCCCGTGATTTCGGTTAAAGATAAAATCGCTCATATCGCAGCTGTCAAGCGCGCCGCGGGCGATAACTTCTTTATACTCGATACCGTCCTCCTCAAAAAGCACGGTAGGGGTATCAAAGACAATAGGCGTACCTCGGAGCACGAGCTCGTCGGCGTTGTTTTCGTCGGGAAGTGTAAACGGCTCCGCCGCTCTGTATTCTCGCTCGTTCGGTTTATATGGCATTATGTTTCCTCCTCGTCTTTCTTGTCGTCGGGTGCCGCAGTAGGTGCGGTGCCCTCTCCGTCGTCGTTGCCGTCCTCGGGCGGCTCCTCTTTCTTTGTGTCGGTGCCTAACTGGTACTCGTCGGCTTTGTTTGCGTTTACGACGTTAAGCGTCTGTACGCGGCGCTTGCCCTCCTCGCCGCCGATAGGCGGATAGCCGAGCGTTGTTAATGCCTGGTCGAGCATTAAGCCGCCAATATCGGATAAATATTTTACAACGGCGAGCTTGTCGCTCGTCCTTGCAAATTGCAGTTTGTTACCCTCTACGGTTATTTCGTTGCCGTAGCCGCGCTCTTTTTTGGAAAAAATACAGTTTGTGAGCGCCTGAGCGAGCTGCACGTAAAAGGGCTTGATTTCGCCGTCGTAAAAGTCCTCCTCTTGCTCGGGTGTGGCTTTATTTTGCACGATAGCGTCATTTGTGCCGAGGTAGTCGTATATCTCGTCTTTGATATATTGCAACTGCCCCGTGGGTAACGGCGTTTGCTTGTCGGTAATCGGGGTGTAATCGTACTTGTTATCCGTAACGATAACGCCCGCTCCGTTGCTTTCCATTTTGAGGTTGTCCCGTATAAAATCGTCGCGGCGGCGGTTTAAGTCCTCGTTTTTTGTGGAGGCTTGCACTTTCAAAATACCGCGCACAACCGCTACGAGCTCGGCAAACTTGCTCATACTTTGGTTAAAGGTGTTTGCCGTTTTCAAAACGGGCATAAGCGCTCCGTTATCGGAGCCGAAAACGTCGTTATCTGCAAACATTGAGCCGATATGCACCAAGTCCGCATACGGGAAAATGTACGATTTCCCGTTATTAAAGCGGAATTTACAAAACAGCTCGCCCTCGTGGTCGAGTAAGGTAATCTCCTGGGCGTTGATATTATAAATTGCCTCGAGTCTGCCCGTCGCCTCATTCCATACGGGATATGCAAACGCGTTGTTATATAGCTTGTACTGCGCCGCCAGGCGGTAATAGAATTTATAAGCCGTTGTCGTCGGGTTAGGCTTAAACTGTAAAATGTTGTTATATGTGCTGCTCTCTACGTCAAGCACCTTTCCGTCGCCGCGTCTAATGTGCCGCGGCTGTACCGTCGCCGCGCGGCGTGCGAAAGAATGGACGGCAGCTCGCACCATATTAACCTCCCAGGCATTGCCCGAGAATGGTACAAAATTTGATTGATAGGAATTTAAGAGCTTGTACTCGGTGTAGCCGTCTGTTTTCTGCGGCTTTTTCCCGAATATAGCCTCAAAAAGCCCTCGTCTTTCTTTCATTGTGTCACCCCACGTTATACATATAGTCGTCAAAGTATTTGACGTAGATAACCCACGCGTTAAGCAGCGATACCGCGCCGTCTATGCGGCGTTTATCGGTTATCTTAACGGGTTGGATATTGTTTAAGCCGCTTTTCTTAACGGCGGTATTTGATAGGCACCAAAGCAAAATAGGGTTATTGTTGTAATTAACTATTTTGTCGGTAAGAGCCGCTCCCATTTCGCGCATAGGTTGGCTCCAAGTGAAAGCGCCTTGAGCTACGGGCTCCATAGTAAAGCCGTTGCTTTTCATTTCCTCGACCCAGTAGCCCGCGAGCGCGCGGTCATAGCCGACCTTGAAAGCGTCTATTTTATGCTCGTCGCGCATTTGCACAAACCACGCCGTTACGTCGGAGAAGTTTACGCGGCTGCCCTCGCATATCGTAAGCAAGCCCCGCTCCGCCCATATCCGATAGGGTGCCTCGTTTGTGTTTTTCTCCTCGAGGTGCTCAACGCGGGCTTGCGGTAAAAAATACTGCTGCAAAACGTAAACCGTTTTGTCGTTCGGCTTGCGTATAAGCAGCGTTGCCGCTGTAAGGTCGGTTGTAGCCGAGAGGTCGCAACCGCCGATAGCGTAGGTATTGTAAACGTCGTCAATAGCAAACGTCGCCGCGTTTTTAATCTGCTCAAAGGAAAGCCATACGGCGCTTTCATTTTCGCGTATGTTAAAATCCTTGCATAGAACGCCTGGTAAGTCTGCGGGCGAGTTTTTCGCCCTCTCAACAAAGTTAGCGAGCGTTTTATACTGCTTGATTTTCCCGAGCCCTGGATTAGCTTTAATCCACATTTGCGGATTAGTCCACTCGTCGCGGCTGTCGAGCTCGTAGAGTATCGGCAAAAAGGTATCGTCTTTTTTCTTACAGTCCGCAAGGTCTGCGGCAAGCTCGTACATATTGTCGAAAATGCACTCGCGCACGGTGCCCGCGGTCGTTATCATAACAACGAGAGGCTGACGGCGCGACGAGGTAGACTGTTTCATAACCTCGTACAAATTGCGGTCGCGGATTGCGTGCAGCTCGTCGATTATAACGGCGTGAGAGTTTAAGCCGTCCAGGGTGTTGGAGTCCGACGCGAGCGCCTCAAAGATAGAGGAGGTCGCGGGAAAATAAATATCATTTCTGCGCTTTTTGACAACCGCCCGCAGCTCGGGCGACTGCTTAACCATATTGACAGCCTCGGTCAATACCTTTTTTGCCTGGTCTTTCTTTGTCGCAACGGAGTATATCTCCGCCGCGCCCTCATAATCTGCAATGAGCATATAAAGGGCAATGCCCGAAAGCAAAGTAGACTTGCCGTTTTTGCGTCCGCACAAAAACATTGTTTCGCGGAAACGGCGGTAGCCCGTTTCTTTTTCGAGCCAACCGAAAAGCAGTTGTATATATGCTTTTTGGAATAGCTCAAGCTCAAGAGGCGCGCCTATGGTGCCCTGGGACTGCTTGCAAAATGTTTCGATAAACAAAATAGGACGCTCGCCCGTTTCCTCGTCGAAATAATACGGCGAGTCGTCGTTAGCTGCGTCCATTTCGGCAACGAGCCGCGAGTAAACAGCTCTAACCCGCTTACTCGTTACTATGTCGCCGCACTCTATGCGGCGGTAGTATTCTTTTACCCAATTCAACCCGATTTTGCCGCCCTGCTCGGTTTGGTTGCAAACATCATAAGTGCCTGTCCCGCCGCCTCTGCGTCTGCGTTCGGCAGTAGGTCGTTGAGCTGTTTTAAGGTGGCGTTGTAGTTCTTAACCATAGCGTTATACGGCTGTAATAACGGGTGCGCTCGCTCGATAGTGTAGGAGCCCTGCGGCATTTTAACTACGAGCCCGTCCTCGTTGATTTTTTCCTCCATATCCTCGAGAGAAACGAGCATATAGGCGGCTCTTTCCATTAGTTTTTTTGCAATTTCGAGCTTATCTTTCGGCAGATTTTTATACAATTTCTTAATTCTGTTTTGTTCTTTTTTCTGTCGCGCATATAATGTATCGTCCACGCTGTTTCTCCTTTCTTTTGTCTGTAAGGGTAGGGGGGTTATACACGCCTGGGGCGGTCATAAAAGGGGCTTAAACACGGTTCATTAAAAGGCATATAGCTTTTTTTAAGTGGGGGGTGTAGCAGCGAAATTTTTTACAGAGGAATTGCTGCTCTCTGTCGCTGCGTGTACCTCGATTGCTACAACGTTAATCGCGCAGAGAATAATTTTCCCGCCGTCCACAAGCTCGAGAATTACGGTGCCCTCCTCGAGCGCCTCGGCTACTCTGTCCTCGAAGTTATCAGCCGTAGCCTTGACCTGGAACGTAACTGCTCCGTTTTGCGTATATACTACGAGCTCGCATACATCAGCTCCCATACTTACCCTCCTTTTCTACGAGGTTTCCCTCGGAGTCAAACATAAGCCCGCTTGCTGTCGGTAGCTGTCCCTCGTGTTCTATGGCGTGACATTCACGGCATAGCAACTCGAGGTTATCCTCCGATAGTGTGATAGCGGGATTGTTTATATTCTGTGGCGTTAAATATATTTTGTGGTGGACTATTGCGCCCGCCTTGCCGCAGCGAACGCATAAGCCCATATCGCGCTTGTATATATATTCCCTGGTATCGCGCCAGGCTTTGCTTAAATAAAATGCCTTTGCGAAATCTTGCATATAACAGCGTCCCGCCCTCTCCGCCGTATAGTGAGTTATATTTGCTCCCGATACAACGACAAAGCGAGCAGCTATAAGCCGCCCGCCTTACCGTCTATTTCTACGGTATCAGTTTAGCACGGCTTAAAGCAAGTTTCTATACGGCTTTATTTCGATTGCCTAAATTGAGCCCAGGGCAGAGCCGCCGAAGTAGAGCAAAGCAAACTCCGCTACGGCGCGGTTACGGAGGTCATAAACGGTGCTTAATGACTGTATGTATAGCTCCTCCATAACTGCCTCTTTCGGCTTTTTTTCGAGGTACCACAAAACGACGAGCTTTTTATACTCGTCTTTCAGTTGGTCGATAATGCCCTTAATTTCTGCGAGCTTGCGCTGCGTTTCCGCAATATTGCGCGAGCACTCGGTAAGCTCCAAAAGCTCGTTAAGAGTGTCGCTTACGTAATGCGAGTCCGTAAACGGCTTGCTGTAATCAATCGCGCCAGGTTCCCGAGGAGCTCCGCTTTCTATAAGCCTATCGCGCCTATGCTGTAAATTCTCCAATGCCCGCTCGAGAGCGGGGACAGAGGAGAGCACTTGCTCCGCTGCCTTAAAGTAATTCATAGTTTTACCTCCGTTAAAAAGTTACGCATATATTCAGCACCGCCGCAGCGAGCCAGTATACGCCCTTTTTGTAGTCCTTGCCGATAAAGCACATAACAGCCGCTCCCACGTCAAGCGCTATAAGGACGGCGGGAAAGATATACATTGACATTTTCTTTTTCTCCTCTCGTTTTTGCGTCATAGTTTCCCTCGCTTTCTGCTCCGTTTCGGAGCGGGCTTTTTATACATACGGACGGTTATATAATAGCCGCCGTTGATTTCGTTGTAATACGGCTTGCAGTCTGCCAGGGCGTAGCCCTCATAAAGACGCTCAAGCTCTGCGCGGTTGTCGTTGCCGCTGTTTCCAAACTCGCGTATTTTGTACTGCGGTATTCTGCCGTCGCGTTCGGACGTTTTCGGCTGCTCGAGGTTACGGCTCGCGCTCCAACGCTTACCGAGTATCGGGCTTTTTACGAGATATACCGCAATGCCAGTTATACCGAACTCGTCAAACTGTAACGGTTTTGCCGTCGTATAGCCTTTGCCCCATAATTCCGCAAGGGTGTTTATATCAACGCCGCCACTCATAACGATATGGTGGTGCAGCCGCCCGTTTTCTTTTCCTACCTCGGTAACGGCAACGTATTTAAGCTCGGGCAAATTGTGCTTTACACGGTAACGCTTAACGCGACGGAGAAAATTTTGCATTTGCCGTTGTGCGTTCTCGGGCGTTTCGGGGTAATTCTCGTCGCTATATGTTAAATCAAAGCGTATATCGCGCTTTGTAAAATTCGTGTTCAGTAGGCGCGTGAGCTTTCTTTCGGCGTTACGTTGGTTTAGCCGCTGCTGTGTTTCCGTTGTCGGTTTTCTTTTTCTTGCTGCGCCCGCGCTGATATTCAAAAACGGGGAAAATATCGACTTCCAAAAACTCGCCGCATTTATGTATTTTTTCTCTGTATAGACAGCGCATAGTTTTACCTCCGTTGTTTCCTTTTTGGG